ATGTATTCTTGGAACTTACCTATTACCATAGGACGTGTTTTAGACGACATTGTAAACCCAGCCACCATACGTGAATGGTCTTGATATTTGTCAAAATACGAATCTACATTTGAGGAGTCACTCCTTTGTGAATAATAAAGGTTAGAATATTGTCTATCTATTGCTACTTGAATAGTTGCCCAACCAATGTTAGCATTTTCTATTACAAGCATTGCGTTATTATATTCGGTAGCTATACCAACTAATAAATGACCATATTCTTTTGTACCAATTTGTCCTTTATATTCGGCAACTTGAACATTATTTTCAACATCAATTACATGAAATGTAGAATAATCTTTTCCATCTCCACGAGCAACGTCAGCTACAACCATATAATCTCTTGAGTAATCAGCTGATTCCCAAACCCATAAGTTTTGGTCTGCTCCTCTTTTTTCAAGTGGATCTTTAATATGTGCTTTTTCGTAATATTCTAAGTATTCATTATAAAATACAATATCACCTGATGTGCTAAAATCACAGTCACATTCTTGTGCTGCTAATCTAGGATCACCTAAAAGTTCATTTTGTCTATCTCTCCAAGTTTGGTCACGTTCAGGATGAACATACCAAGGTAATTTAATAGGTAAGAAATCGTTTTCACCAGCTTCGGCTTTAACCCAAGTTTGGTGAAACCAGTTACCAGTACCATATGGAGTTGATAATACAATAGCTCCACCCCCAGTTGCTAGTGTTTGTTGTGCAGAAGCCCATGTCTCAGCAATGTTTTCAATAAAAGCTGCCTCATCGACAATTAGCAAAGATACGGCTTCGGATCTTGCGGAATCTGAATTTGAAGATTTAGCTTGTATTTTTGACCCATTTGCTAATCGTAGTGATAATTTATTATTTTCAACTGAATCTACTTTAAGCCATGAAGGTAAATTTTCCCACATGAAAGTAGTTTTAGTAACAATATTACGAGCAGTTGCTTGTGTTGTTGCTAATGCTAATATGTTTCTATCTTTATGGAAAGTCATTAACCACAGAGCATACCCTGAAGCTAATGTTGATATACCTAGCTGTCTTGATTTTAATACAGTAGTATAATCATTATCTCTAAATAATCTTAATACTTTTTCTTGAAATGGGTATAGATTAAATTGTATGCGTCCTCGTTGTGGGTGTTGTATGTAACAGTATTTACGCATAAAATGCACTGGATCAGATGCACACTTAAGATATTCCTGTCTTATTACTTGTTTTAAATCCGACATAACTTATTTTAGTATAAAAATTACACCCACAATGCTAATAACTCCAATGGAACCTACTAGTTTGGTCTGTAATCTTGATTTTTTTAAATCTGATTTTAGTCTAAGGTTTAAATCTTTAGATATTGTTAATTGTTGATCTTTAGCATCTAACATAACTGAAAAGTTTTTGTTTTTTGATTCTAAAGAAAATAAAATACTATCCTTTAAAGAAATCTTAGTTTCTAATAAAGAAATTTTTTGTTGGGTAAATAAAAGTTCTTGCTTTACACCATCTCCTATAATGAGATCCTTAATTACGAGACGAGCTATCGGTTTTTTTAATTGAATCGTTGTAGTATCGGTAACGATCTGCGAAAAACCTTTCAAGCTCATCATTGTTAAAAGAATCAACAGCACTAACTTTTTCATTTGTTATCTTTTTTAAAGTTTTTATTCTGTTATCTTTAAGATCAATTTGACGATCTAAATTATTTATTTGATTATTTAAACTATTAATCTTTAAAGTTAATCCTTCATTTATTTTTTGTAAAGAATCAACTTTAAGATCTAATACTTCAATTTTATTATTATGATCATCTATATAGTCAGGTTGTTTATATGAAAAAATATAAACTAGCCAAGCTACTAATATTAATACAGCTATAACAACAATATTTCTTTCTTTAGACGATAGCATCAGTCAATTTATTTACCATTACTTCCAATTCTTTTTTAATTGGAGTTTTTTTCTTTAAGATATCTTTAATTTTTTCTTTTTCAACTTCAGATTTAGCAGCGCTATAATCTCTAGCTAATGCCTTCATTTCGGTTGTAATATCTTTAAGAGCTTTAACGGCTAAATCTAATTTTTTAGTCTTACCATTTGCTTTTTTAGCAGCAGCCATTGCTTTTTTATCTAAAGCAGCTTCATCTTCGTCTTCATCTTCATCATCTGCTGCCTCTGTTACTTTAATAACATCATCAGGTTTAGCAACAGATTTTACTTTTGCTAAGTCTTCAGGTGAAGTTTCAATTGTAGCTTCATTTTTCATATCCATTAAATCTTTAGCAGCTTGAACGGCACGATCTAAACCATCGTATACATCATCACTACCTACAATAGCATGAAAATCATTTTTAATCTTTTCCATAGCTCTAATGAATTCTGGAATACGTTCTGGCATTACTGACCAAACACCCTCACTAAGATTTGATTTAATTTCTTCCTTTATAAACGCTTTTAATTCTGATTTTTTCATTATATTAGATTTTTATTATAAATATGTTAAAGACCAGTAATATTCAATATTTGTTGAATGCGTTCCTCAGTAGTACCTCGGATTGTATCAATTGTTTTAGCTTTATAAGCGTATTTTTTAATTAAAGTTGTAATAGTAAAATCGATTAAATCTCTATAATGCTCGTCAATTTCTCTTACTCCATTGTCTTCAATAGGAAGTCCATAAGGAGAAATATAAAAAATGTAATCATATTCTTTAATAAATTCCTGAGCATATATTTCAAATGTATCTTTATCCTGATATGGAATTGATTTAGCGTTAATTGTAAATGCCATAACATCAAGAACTGTTCTATCTGTTATAATATTTTCATTCATCAATTCAGCACATCGTTCAGCTAAAAATACAGTTTGACCCTTTAATGTAGAATCAGTATTTAAAGGGATACCTAAATCACTTAGATATTTGCTTCTTTCAGTTGCGAAATTATAATTTTTAAATTGCTCAGTTTCTTTTAGAGCATTTACAAGTGTAGTTTTTCCTACACTCATTGTACCACATAAACCTATTTTCATAATATATTAATTTCGATTAGTTGTTCCTTTTGGAGATGCTTGTTTATACCAAGGTAAACCTGTTTGTTGACGAATTGCTTCGTTATATTCATCTTTAGTTTTTTGAATACCATATAAATAATATTCTGCTTTTTTCATATCACCTTGTGGGATATAAGCTGGACCATCCCAGTTATGTAATTTATTATCCCACAGATATGCTATTGTTCCATCTGCTTTTTTTAATTTTCTACTTTTAGGGAATGGGGTTGATTTTTCCATTTTACTTTATGCTATATGATTTATTGGTAAATATACGAACAATTCTCTGCTTATCCAAAATGTCCTCAGCTACATAAATACCTTGTGCACCACTTACTGTTATACCTCTAGCGGAAAGTGCATCACCAACAAAATGTACGTTAGGATACTTGGTCAGGGCTAGGTTGGAATAATCAACAAGTGGCTCAGGTGATAGATATTTTACTTCAGGTATGTACATACCCCAATCGTCTTGTAATGTAGGAAAAATTTCTTTCATTCCATCAATGAAATCATCAATATAACTAAAATAACCTTCAAATTCTTCTCTTACTTTACCTAATACAACTTCATCAATTTGAGTTGCTTCTACATGACCTCCTTCTGATGTGAAGGATGGTTTACGTGAAGGTGAGTAATATAATCCTTTATTATCAATTTGCAATTTTTTAACTAAGTCTCTACTCCAAGTAAATGGGTCTTCAATACCATTTAACTCCATTATAATACCAAAGTTAGTCATATCATTTCTATACTTCTCATCTTTTTTAGCGTGACCATTATATGAATAGTTTCCATATGTTTCTTCTACTGCAACGTAAGCAGCATTATTGTTAGTACAGAATGAACGTAATGATACTCCTTTATCATCGAATTTTCTATATAACTTAAAATCATATGAAACATCAATTAGTTTCTGGAAGTGTTTTTGTGGTGCTTCAAAACGAACACCAATTTGTACTGATTTAGGTTCAGTTGGTAGGTCATATTGTTCTGCTAAGGATTTACCAAAGTCAATACCTGATTTACCTACACCAAATATAAGTTCATCATAAGATGATCTTACTTCTTGTTGATTATTATTTTTAGCACTAACAAATTTATTATCAAAGTCAATATCATATACTTTAGTTTCCCACTCAAAACAAACTCCGTTATCAGCTAAGTATTGATACCAATTTTTAGCAATTTCTAATAAATAATCAGTTCCAACGTGCCATACTGGAAATAAACGTAAACCAAATTGTGGTTTAATAAAATCAGGTTCGGCAACAGGATTTGAACATTGTACTTCTTCGGGTTTTGGGTGAAAACGTTTAAAGTTAGTAATAACTTGATCCATTAATTCCATAGCTTTATCTTCACCACAGTATTTTGATAATTGACCTCCAATAGCTGTGTGGTAAGTTAATTTACCATCAGACCAACCACCTGCTCCTAACATTCCAGTCATTACTTCACTTGGTAAGCGCTTATGAGGATCTTTCCCCATATCTAAAATTATGATTTCACCATCAAATTTATTATCTACTAACTTAGTAGCAGCATTAATACCTGCTACACCCGCTCCTACAATTACAATTCGTTTACTCATTTCCA